ACTTACGTGCTACTGAACGTCTTTTACGTGATACACGAGCGGACTTACGTGCTACTGAACGTCTTTTACGTGATACACGAGCGGACTTACGTGCTACTGAACGTCTTTTACGTGATACACGAGCGGACTTACGTGCTACTGAACGTCTTTTACGTGATACACGAGCGGACTTACGTGCTACTGAACGTCTTTTACGTGATACACGAGCGGACTTACGTGCTACTGAACGTCTTTTACGTGATACACGAGCGGACTTACGTGCTACTGAACGTCTTTTACGTGATACACGAGCGGACTTACGTGCTACTGAACGTCTTTTACGTGATACACGAGCGGATTTTTTCATAGCTTTAAGAAGTGATTCTTCTTTCTTCGAAGACGATTTATGCATTGTTTATACTATTTCAAGAAAAAATTATTTCTTTAATTAGATTTTTAAAAATTAAAAAAACCCCAAGGGATAAATTTATAGAATTTATCCCTTGGGGTTTTTAAAAAAGAGTAAATATACTAAGATTTTTTTTCTGAAAACATAAGAATTTGTTCTGAAATATTAACATGTCCTAAAAACATACGTCTACAACAATATCTTTTTATATTAAGTTTATCAAGAGTATCTTTCTTACTAAGACCTTGTTCAGTCATAATTATATATTTTTGTTCATATTGTGCAATAGGTTTATTGCACGAAAAACATCTGACGGGAAAAAAAGACATATTTTCTAAAATTACATAATAGTTTACAAATAAATTCATTTTTTAAAATTATATATTTAATTATCATCGGGAAACATACTAACTTTTAATCCTAACGCTGTTAATTCTTGTGTTAATAATTTAGAAGCATAAGCAAGATTACAATATTTAATATCGTTACCTTTACAAGATTGACATTCTTTTGTATTATTAGTCGCAATACCGCATTTTTTACACAAAGAAATTTGAAACGGATCTGATACATCGAATAAACGTTCTTTCAAAAATCTTGTTGTACCGTGAGAAATCATAGCATCACGTTCCATTTCTCCAAATCTAAGACCTCCGTCTTTTGCCCTGCCTTCTAATGGTTGTCTTGTTAACATTGTAACGTGTCCTTTTGCTCTTGCATGCATTTTATCAACAACCATATGTTTTAATCTTTGATAATACGTAGGTCCTATAAATATTTTTGCTTCCATCATTTCTCCTGTCATACCATTGTACATTGTTTCCCATCCTTGCGATTGAAAACCATATTTTTCAATATTACTATTTGTTCGTTCTACTATTTTATCTGCAATATTCACACTATTTTGTGTAAAAGGTGTCGCGTCAGCATAATTACCAGTAATAGTACATTCTTTACCCAGAGCACATTCTATCAATTGATTGATTGTCATTCTAGAGGGAATGCAACAAGGATTTATAATGATATCTGGAACGATACCTGAACTTGTAAATGGCATATCTTCTTGTTTATACATCATACCTATTGTACCTTTCTGTGCCGAACGCGACGCCAATTTATCTCCAAGAGTAGGAGAACGATATACTCTTATAACAACTTTAACAAGTTTGTATCCATTTGGTGTTATTGTTGAAATCACTTTATCGATAACTCCTTCTTCACCTGTATCTATAACTACGCTTGCGTCCACTTTTGTTTCTTCTCCGTTTTTATTACCTGTATTTACAACTTTACCTATTATAACATCACCTTTTTTAACAAATACAGCTTCGCCTTTTAAAGTTCTTGTTCTAATTATACCGTTATCATCTAAAAGACTGTAATTCGCATTTTTTCTTTTAAAATACTCTTTATGTCCCTCTTTTATATTATGTTCGCTTGAAGGGGGTGGCATACATATCTCTTCAAAACTATATGTATCTCTTTTTTTTTCAAAACAATCTATTGTATGGTATGATGTTAAACAAAACATACCTCTTTGAACTGCACTAAAATTTAACATAACAGAATCTTCTTGATTAAAACCTGAATAACAAGCAATAGCAACTATTGCATTAATACCAGATGGCATGTCGTTTATTCCGAAAATTTCAGCTGGTTTCGTACATACAAGAGGTCTTTGTGGATAGTGTAAAACATGAAGTATTGTATCTGCTCTTAAGTTGTAAGAAAGAATTGGAATACCTAAAGCTTGTTTTCCCATACTTGATTGATAACAATTTCTTGGAGATTGACTATGATCTGCAAAAGGAATCATTGATGCCATTATTCCAAGCATTGTACAAGGGTGTATTTCGCAATAATCGTTATATTGAACTTTTAACATTTCAGGCGTCATCGCAATTACGCTGTTTTCAATTTCAGAACAATCTACATATTGTATCAAACCTTTTTTAATTAAAGATTTCCACTTGTATTTTTCTTGAGGTTGTATATTTAATTTATTATTTGTTAAAGTAAATAATGGTCTAATAAATCTTCCTTCATCACAAAAAATCTTAAGATCATTATCTACAATATCATAACTAACAGAAACTTCATTATCTATAATACCTATTTTTCTCAAGTTTCTAACTTCTTCTAATGTACTATCGGGATCCTGTGTAAAACCAATAATTATATTGTTAAGAAATACAGATGAATAATTTTTTATATATTTTAAATCTATATCTTTTAAAAGTGTTATAGTTTTACAATCCTCAATAATTCGTCTTATTATAACTATAGGTGTTTTTTTAGTTACCTTTGATAATAAAGAAAAGTTAAGCACTACACCAACTTTATGACCTTCAGGTGTTTCACATGGACAAATAAAACCATATTGCGAAGGATGTATTTGTCTAATCGCTGTATTCTTTCCTTCTTTACCGATTGGAATAAGAACACGACGAAGATGTGATAAAGTAGCACAATAAGTCAATCTATCTAAAACTTGTGAAACACCTGTTCTTACATAAGAAGCATTTTTTTGAACCCCCCAATTACCAGTTGCCATACATTGATGAATACCTTTAGTTATGTTTTTTGTTCTTGATATTATAGATAATATATCAGGACGTTGTTTTTTCTTTTCTAATTGTAAAACAATAAATTGAATATACTTTTTAAATAAATTTCTAAATATATCGTATAATAATGCACCTGCAACTTCAACTCTCTTGTTTGAATAATTATCTCTATCGTCTTCACCTCTTACACCAATAACAGTTGTAATTAATTTTCTTACCATATGTCCCAAAAAACAAGCAATTTCTAAAACACTTGCCGATACACCAAGGTGTGGGAGTAATTCACTTTCTACAACTTGTGAAGCATACGATTCTTCTTTATCTTTTTGAATAATATGCAGGGCAAATTTACCAATATATTTTAATGCTTCTTCTTTTGTTTGACAAAAAAATGAATCTCTTAAGATATACCTTAAATATTTTCTAGATTTTTCATTATCTAACCCAATTAAATCTATAATATCTTGTTCATTTATATATCCAAGAGCTTTGAAAACAACACCTACTGGTATGTGTTCTTTGATATAAGGAAGTGAAAATACTATAGTTCTGTCATCGACGCCAAACATAGCTTGTAACAAAACAGAATGACCTGTTTCGGTTGACATAGAACGTGTTTCAGCTATATATTTATATTTTTCTCCATGTTTTTGTTGTAGAACAAAAACATGATTATAATTTGCTCTCATTTGTCCTACTAACACTCTTTCGTTACCCTTTATTATAAAATACCCTCCAGGATCGTTTGGGCATTCACCTTCTTCAATTTGTTCATCTAAACTAAGCTTTGTTAAGTTGCAAATACAAGAACGTAACATAACAGGCATCCTTCCAATTACAATTCTATTATGTATTTTTTCTTCTTTAATTTCACCGTCTATATAAGTTTCAGAAATATCACAATATATAGCCGAATCGTAATTTAGATCCCTTTTTCTTGCTTCCATAGGAAAAATTTTCTTTAAAGTTCTATCTTCTTCGATAACTTGCGGTTCAGCTAAAGAAATATGACCAAACTTAACAATATAATTAGGCATTGTTATAGTTGACTCTTGGTCTATAATTTCCTGTAACCCAAAATTAATAAAATCATTATAAGAATCTAATTGTGAAGACACAATACTATTATTCTTATAATAAGTCTCAAATACTTTCCAAATATTTTCTTCGGTTATATTATTTGACATTATATTTTAAAAAAGTAATAAAAAAATCAAATAAAAAATCATTTTAATTTTAATAAATGTGGATAACTATATCTATTTTAACCTTATTCAGTTTTTGTTTTTTAATTGTATTAAAAAATAGGATAGAAACATATGTTCCTGAAATAATATTCTTAAAACAAAATGAAAAAGATGAAATTCAAATTAATAATAATAACTATGATTTTTCAAGTTATTATGTAAATAAAAAAAGAAAAAATGTTTACGATAATCGCAATAAAATAAGAAAACCTACAGGATTGCTTGATTACAATACTTAATTACAGTATTGTTTTGTGTTTGCACATGATTTATCACATACCTTTTTCATTTGTTTTTCAGAACAACAAGCTGTTCGTAAATTTGGATTTAATGATCCGCAATCACTACCATAATCTGTATTATTACCACACAATGAGGTACGATATGTTGTTTGACAAGTTCCTGCATTTTTACCGTATGCTTGATTAATATCCGCATATCCTGAACAACTTGGAACAGAAGAAGTCAATGCGTCATATGATATCGGAGACCAAGTTGGAACTATATATGCTCCGTTAATTTGTTTACCTTGTGGGGCAATATTCAAAGAATAATCAGCTGTATAATTACCGAGTGCGGCATAAGAACAAGAAGCACCACTTGAAGTATTATTATTATATTCTGTCATTTTTATTCTTGACAAGATTTTTTAAAATTTTTATTTCTTGTTTTACCAAGTTATCAACCATTTCATTATATTTATCTCCACTATGTCCTTTAACCCATTTCCAGTTTATAACTTTATTTTTTGATAAAGTATCAAAAATACCCCATAGTTTTGTATTTTTATTTCTTTTCCACAACCCTTTCGCACAATTTATCACATATTTACTATCACTGTAAATATCAAACGTTTGATATTCAGAAAAATATTTAAGTCCCTCTATAACAGCTGTCATTTCCATTATATTATTTGTTGTTAAAACTTCATTTCCAGATAAATGTATATCATATTCTTCAAACACCGCTATACATCCCCATCCTCCTATTCCTGGGTTAGGAAAACAACCACCATCTGTATATAAAATAATTTTCATAATTTATTTTATACAAATTATCATATTATAAATTCAATTTAATATATGGTTTAAAAACATTAAAAACCCCCAAGTTAAAAATAAGACTATTTTTAACTTGGGGGTTTTTATAAATTATATTATTTAAGAAACGGGTCTTTGAATTATTTTCCAAAAAGGTCCATTTTCATCATCTTCATTCATAATATTATAATGATTTTGTCTACATAGAGGGCATAAAAAATACATTTCATCACTTTGATTTTGACGTTGTCTTGTTACAACAGTATTATGTAAACAACACTTACAAATATTTTTATTGCAACATTTAACAACCGTAAAAGTTTTTATATAACACACTCCGCATTTTTGATCTTCTATTTCAACATCATCAGAATTATCAAAAAAATCGTGATCGTCATCATCTTCTGTTGTAATTATATCACTAAAATCTTGTTGTAATAATTTATTTTTTAATATTTTAATATTATCTTTATATTGTTGACATTTTTTGATATAAATATAACCTTTGTAAGAACATATTCCAATCCATTCTGAAACATTTGATAATTTTTCAAATGTTTCACTAAACCATTCGCTTATAATACTCATTTTTATACGTCCATCATAATGCTTAATTTCATTATTATTTTTATTTTCAATACAGTTATCAATAAATAATTCTGATACTAACAATTCAAGTTTAAATATTACGTTAAAAATATTTTTATATCTTTTTAAATTAATAACTTTTATTGATAAATTTGTTGGGTCTATTTTAATATATTCTTTTTTATTTTGAAAATTCATATTTTTCTTTTTTTATCAAATATAAAACTTTAGTTTAAAAATCATTTTTATCTTTTTTTAAAAGTTTTTTTACTCATACAATCAGTACTGCAAAAATTTAATTGATAAACAGTTTTACCATTGTATTCAATAGATTTAAAATTAATTTGTTCTTTACCGCATATACAACATTTATTATTTGTTAAACTAGTGAATTTAAATTTTTTAGGCGATTTTTTTTTAGTTTTTAAATGTTTTGTGTTTTTCTCTTTTTTCTCTTCTACATCTTCTTTCTCTTTTTTCTCTTCTTTCTCTTCTTTCTCTTCTTCGCGTTTTCTTAATGACTTGAGAGACTCTTCTGCCTCTTCATTATCTTGTTCAATATCTTGTTTTTCTTCGCGTTTTCTTAATGACTTGAGAGACTCTTCTGCCTCTTCATTATCTTGTTCATTATCTTGTTCATTATCTTGTTTTTCTTCGCGTTTTCTTAATGACTTGAGAGACTCTTCTTTCTCTTCTTGTTCTTCCTCTAAATTTTTTATACTTTGATTTACTAAATCCCAAAGATTTGGAATAGCTAATTTTATTTCAAATAATCCAATATTTTTATGTTGCATTTGTAATATTTTTAGTTCGTTTTCGTTTGCTTTCTTTTCGATAATAGTCTCATCATTTTCACAATATATATTGTATTTATTTTTTATACTATTTATGAAACTATCTTTTATTTGATATCCGTTATATTGATTAACAAGTTTTTTATTCTCTTTTATATTTTTCATTAAATCTGGTATTTTAAAACAATACATTTTATTATCATTTTCATCATTATAATACACAAGATTATGAACAGGTTCATTTATCACATCTCCTTTATTTTCACATTTACCATAAAAGTCAAAATCGGTATATTCAGATTCAAGTAATAATTCGTTTTCTATAGATTTTTCAATTATTAATGGTTTTCTTTTAGTAAAATCTGTAACATATGTTTTCCATTTATGTATTATATCTTCTTTGGTAGTATTGATATAAGAATTAATCATTTGAGCTACAAATATATTTTTTTTATTATCTATATAAGACGAGAATAATTCTTGTGCTTTTATATTATTATCACTATTAAATATTTCTGGTAGCTTATCAA